TTAGTTCTTTAATATCATTAGGTAATATTGGTGTATTAGGATAATTAGATTTGTATGTGTCTATTGCACTTTCAACAAATTCATTAACTGCAAGTATATTACCACCTGCAAGTTTATAACCTGTTGAAGAACCACCACCACCTGCAAATGTTGAAATTACAGTAAATAGTTTACGATCTGCTGACTTATATACATCTTCTAAAAAATACATGCAACCAGTATATCAGGTTATTATAGATTTGTCAAGGTTGAAAAAGTCTTTAATTTCTCTCTTTTTTCAACAATTCTTTTGTTTAATTCTGCCTGATTTACTAAATCTTTCTCTATTAACAACTGTATCATACACATAACATCCCCTGCTTCTTTTGTAATATTATCATTGTCTTGACCAAATCGAACAATCTTCATACACTCTTGGGTTAGTTCACCACATTCTTCAGCGGTTATTGCTAATAGTTCTATTCTTTCTTGTACTTTATCTTTGAGTATCATTCTACAACCTTTGTGAAATTTCCTACTTTTTCATACTTAATTACGTTTTTAAATCTATCTGCTATCATATCTGTTTTGTGTGATATAATAAAGACATTCTCATTTTCTAGGGTATTCAGTATCTTTAAGAAATCGTCTGTGCCTTGACCATCAAGACTACTATCAAATATTTCATCTAACATAAGTAGGTTGCAGCTTATACTGTTTTTCATTTTAGCAATAGCTCGCCAGGTGAATAGTAACGCAAGATTTATTCTCATCTTCTCACCTTCACTAAAAGAGGCATATGTAAATTCGTCTCGATATCTAGAACGTATTGTTTCTTTAAACTCACCATCTAACTTAAAGTTCACAAAGAAATCCATACTTGCCAGATACTTATTGATTAATTGATTAATGATTGGTAGATACTGTTTAATTACTTTTGTTTTGATACCTGAATCCATTAACATTGTTTTGGCTGCTTGTAGATAATCAAGTTCTTCTACTTTGGTTAGTTTAGTGTTTTCTTTTTCTTTATGTTCTTCTTCTAACTGTCTTAACTTACCTAATGCCTCACCATCTTCACTAGATTGTTTTTTTAACTCATCTATCTTATGTGCTAGTTTTGTGTTAATATTGTTTAGTTCTACTTTTGATTGACCAAACTTTGCAATATCAATTTCTGTTGTTCTCATATCTTGTTCGATACTTTTTATTTTATTTAATCTACCAGATAATGTTTGTATTTCTCTTTGCACATCTTCTAATGCTTGATTCCATTTCATTACTTGTTTATTATTATCAGCAATTAGTTCTTGTTTGTTAGATAACACTTGTTTACAAGTAGGACAATTATCATTATCTTCGTAAAACTTTTGATGTTTATTACACTCTTTTAGTTTACTTTGAAACTGTGCTTGAAAATTACCAAGTTTATCTATCTTATCATTTACACCATCTTTATCTTTTATTGTATCTTTTAGTTTGTCTATTTCGTGTTGCAATCCTTGTATATGTGTATTATATTTTTCTATTGCTGTTTTGTTGTTGGTTATCTTTTCTATTTCACTTTGTACTTCTACGTCAGACCTGTTATTTAACTTTTCAATATATTCTTCTTGTGTGTCTATTTTGTTTTGAACAATATCTATTTCTCTTAATATATCTTTTACTTGTTCATCCATTTCTTTTATTCTTACTTTAGTCAGCATACTCATTACAGAAAATACTTTGATATCAAGTATGTCTTCTATAATCTCTCGTCTGTGAGCGGTCTTCAATTCCATAAATGGTACAAAGGTAGAGGCACCTAATATAACCACTTGTGTAAAACTACGGTAATTAAATTTAAGTATTTGTTGTTCTAATTGTTTTTGATAATCTGCAATAGTGGAATCTTGATTAACTAATTCGTCATTTAGATATATTTCAAATATGTTTGGTTTGATACCTCGTCTTATTCTATAACGATTAGATGATATACGAAACTCTAACTCAACCTCTGTGCCACCAAGATTAATACTATTAATTAATTGTTCTTTTTTAATTTCTCTAAAAGGTTTATTAAACAAAGCGAAACACAAAGCGTCTAGTATAGTAGATTTACCTGCACCATTATGACCTACAATAAGTGTAGTAGAATTATTATTTAAATCTGTTTCTAAAAAACTGTTACCAGAAGATAAGAAGTTTTTCCATCTTATTTTTTCAAAGGTTATCATATCTCTAAATCTCCTGCCTCGGTGTATAATGTTTTCATAAGTTTTTTTAATCTACCTTTTTCTAAATCAGTTTCTAGTTCATCAATATAATTATCAAGTAGTGTAGGTGTATCTTCACTTTTCTCAGCGATATCATCTGCTACGGTTGAGGCGTCTAGGTCTGAATAATCTTCTATAATTTTTATATCATGTACATTTGTTTCTTTGTAAAAACCATCAACAAACTTATCAAACAAATAATAATCTTTTTTCTTTTCTACAATTAACTTAATATATTTGTCTCTATACTTTTCATAATCAAAATTTTTATAATCGTTTTGTTCATCATCATAATATATCTTTTCGTGTATGGTGTAAGGATTTACAATTCTTTCTAGTTCTCTTGTTTCTGTATCTAGTATATGAAAACCTTTTTGACAATTGTAATCATTCCACATAAACTCGTATTGACTACCTAAGAAAAAGATATGACCATCATCTGATTTCTTATGAAAATGACCTGATAATACTTTTTCAAATCTACGAAACATCTTTTTATCTAAACCTGTATCAGAGGTATGACCATTATGCATTTCAAAACCTTTTATTTCTAAATGACCTAATACTATGTCAGCACTTTCTTGTTCTAACATCATTGTTGTTTGTTCAAGATTTTCTGGAGTAACCCAAGGTATCAATAACATTTTCATGCCACCTTTTTCTATTACTGTTGGGTCTGAATAAATGTTACACCAATCTAATAATTCTTTTGGTGCGTTTACAGAATTTGTATTCTTATAGTAAGTATCGTGATTACCTATAATGATATCAAAGTTTATATTTTCTAAACGATCAATAAATTTATCATTGAAATCTTTTAGTGTTTTAAAATTAACAAACTTACGTCTATCTAATACATCACCTAGGTGTATAACATCTTTTATATTATGTTCTTCTAGATAAGGAAAGAATATATCATCCCAAAATTTGTAGATATAATTAGCGTAGTTTGGATTGTCGTTTCTTGCACCAAAATGGGTGTCATTAATTAAAGCAATTTTCATAAGTTACATAAAAAATTCTAGTTTAGCAATTTTCTTCTTTTTAGGTTTTGGTTTTTCTTTCTTTTCTGTTTCTTGCTCTATAATCATATTCTTTCTTAAAAAGTCAGCATATGAATTTTGATATTCTTCATTATCGCCTTCTTGTCTAACGATTTCATCTAAACCAGATTTAAGTATAAGTTTTTGTTTTATTGTTGTTTGTTTCTTTTCTTTTTGTATTCTTCGTATAAATGCATAGTATATTATTTGTGTAAAGTATGCGAATGGGTTGTTAGATTTTTCTGGGTCAAAGTTTGCTACATAAGTCAAGCAATTTTCAATACCATCAGATATCATATCTTCTTTGTATGTGTAATTTATAAAGTTTGGTCTGTAAGATAAGTGATTTGCAATTTTAAGAAAACACTCACCTATGTAATCATTGATTGGTGGATCTTTTCTATTTCTCTTTCTTGCGGATAATACTTTCTTACGATACTTTTTCATTTCTTCTAAAAAGACTTTATTATCAACATAATGCTCAGTCTTTTTTTTGTTTAATTTAACGGCCATAGTATTACTCCTAATTTATATGCTATAATATCAGGATATAGTATTATTGTCAAGGGTTATATACAACACTTTGATAATTATTTTTTTAAGGTTTTTGCCTTGACAAATTTTTCATTCCTGATATAATCCGGTATGTCCGGTTTGCATAGAGTATAGTTTAATTAGCTTTGATCTTTCCTCGTAGATATTCAAGAGTTTGAAAGTATTCCTCGTCTGACATTTCTTCCATTATTTTCTCAAAACTTTTATCATTTTGTTCTTTCGTAGGCACCGGTTGTAATTCTTTTTTTACACTAGGAAATAAACCCAGTCTAACATTATTATAATATTCTGTCAAGTTTTGATTTGGCATGCCTATTGATACTATGTGATTTTTATGTACTGAATAAACTTTATCTACTGTTTGAAACATCCATGGTGTTAATGACATTCTTTCTTCTACATAATAAGTTTCACTATCTACTGCATTTTCGTGTATTCGTATTTTATATGGTTCGTTTAAACGAATAAAATCCGAGCCCTCCGTTACATAGATACTAGCGATAACTTGTTGTCCACTAGACAATATCAATACTCTAGGTGTTGGCACCTTTGCTTTTGTTTCTTCAGGTTTATTATTATCCATATTACTATTTATGTTATATCAACATAGTCTAACTCATAGTCAAACTCTTGTTCAGAATATGTGTTTATTCTTTCCATAAAATGATTGAGGGTAAAGTTTTTACTTTCTTTGTATGAAAAGTCATCAGCAACATCATATAAATTTGCTTTAACCTTATTATCACCAAGCCGCAACCCACGACCAAGAGACTGTAATATACGAATTTTAGATTTGGTAGGACTTGCGAATATAACGTTATGTAAATTCCTAATATTAATACCAGTAGAAAAAGTTCCGTAACTTGCCACAATAATTGCGTTGTTTTCATTTTCTGTAATACTTCTTATAGTTTCTCGATCTTTTGTTTCTGTACCACCATACACAAAAAATAACTTTCGTGTTTGATAATCTAATGTGTCACCTATGAGATCATGTAATATTTTACCATGTTTCTCTACATACTGAAATAAAACTAAAGTATTACCTGTTCTTGTTTTTGTTAGGTTCTTTATAAAGTTATTTCTTTTTTGATGTGATACTATATAGTCCATTTCTTCTTGGTAGTTTAATTTCTTGACATGTTGACATTCATCTTTTGGATATTTAAGTATTAAACATTGTATCTTTAAATCTGCTAGTTGTTTCTTATCTATTAATTCTCTTGTTGTAGTAACATTATATACTCTACCAAATAAACCCTCTAATACTAATTTATGTACCTTACTATCATCTAAAGTACCAGTTGTACCTATACGATATTTTGCATT